CTGAAACCACTCTGACGGAAACGACAAACTTGTAATTCGTCGGTAAATTCAGTCCATATGACGACTGCTATTGACGGCCAGAAGTTCGTTGCTTTCACCTCGAAGGCGAAACAACCCGACGGTTCGTACCTCGTCTCTGGAAGGATCAGTGACACGTCACTTGACCTTGACGGTGAACGCTGCGACGGAGAATGGCTTGAGAAGGCCGCAAAAACGTGGTTTAAGGACCACGGGAACATCCGCGATATGCACCAAGCCGTCGCGATTGGAAAAGCCAAGTCCATGACGGGTTCTGCCGTGGATGGTTTTGACATCACCGCGAAGATCGTTGATCCCCTCGCTATCAAGAAGCTCGAAGAGGAGATTTACACGGGATTCTCCATTGGTATCAAGGGGACTCGTTACGACCGCTCGGAGAAAGCCCTTTCGACCGCCCCCGGAGGCGTCATCATCGGAGGCAAGATAGTCGAGACCTCACTGGTGGACGTTCCTTGTAACCCAGGGGCCAAGATCGACCAGATGGTCGTCGCCAAGGCCGCTGAGATTGGCGATGTCGCCACCAACGGACTTCCCCCCTGCACGGAATGTGGCGGCGTCGGAAAGACCCTCGTTGACGGCACCTGGACCGAATGTGACAAGTGCGCCGGAAGCGGTGAGGGAAAGAACGACATTCTGCCAGGACTCAACACAGGACCAGATCAACACGGAGAGGTTGGAAAGACAGTGCGCGACATTCACGGATTCCGAGATGACGAGTTGACCGACGAGCAGAAGGCCGCCGAACCCGACGACTACAAGAAGTCCTTCACCGACAAGGAGCGTTCCGACCTTGCTGACAAGGACCAGGCGATGCCCGACGGTTCCTTCCCAATCCGCAACGTCAGTGACCTGAAGAACGCGGTTGCAGCCTTCGGGCGGGCGAAGAACAAGGTTGCCACAAAAGCGTGGATTATCCGTCGCGCAAAGGCCCTTGACGCCACGGCAGAACTTCCTGACTCATGGGGCGTTGGCAAGAAGGCCGCGTTCGCGGACGCTCTCGTGGCGTTGTCCCTGGTCAACAAGTCTGCCGAACCGGGTCAGTGGACCCATGACCCCGAGATGCTTAAGAGCGTCGAAGAGGGAGTCGTTGCTTGTATCCAGCAAGAACTCGAAGAACTCTGTGATGGTGAAGATGAGCGTTGGGACCTCCAAGTTTTGCTTGATGTTCTCAACGGATTCCTTTCATGGCAGATGCACGAAGCATTTGGAGGCGAGACAACCTCGCCCTTCGCACAAGGAGATGATTTGACCATGTTCGTAAGCGCCGACACCATCAAGGCCGCACAGGCCGAGGATGCCACCGACGAGCAGAAGGCTGCGCCAGTAGCCGAACTCGGTAAGGCCCTCGGTATTGACAAGATCGCCAGTGACACAGAGGACATCGCGAAGAAGCTCACCGAGCTTGCGACTGTCGTGGACACGGTGAAGAAGATGAGCGCACCCCGTGAATGGGCGTTGCGAGCATCACAGGAGCAACAGGAAGTCCAGTCAGAATTGGAGCACGCAACCCGAGAGTTGTACCGCTTCAAGTCAGCGCAGAACGACCTTTCCTCTCCTGAGGACCGAGCGAAGTATGACTCGGTTGTCGAAGAGTGGCAGTCCAGAGTGGACGCCCTCACTTCCAAGATCGGAGCATAAGCATGAGTTTCACCTCACGCGCCCTTGACCTCGCTGACGGCGATCCGGTTAGGGCCGAAAAAGTAAAGGCCGCAGTCCTCGAGATGTTCGAGACCGGCCTCAAGATGAAGGCCGCTGGGTATCAGTTCGTACCCGGTGCTGGCGTCATCAACCCTCGCCAACAGCAAATGCTGGCGGAAATCACCTCATCGGGTAAGGCCGTAACGCCTGACACGGTGAAGGAGTGGGACCTCGCAACGCCGGTGTCCAACACCGCCATCCAGTACTCGGGTCTTACCCCGTACTCGCTGGAATCAGCGTTGATCCACCTGTACCCGAAGGACTTGACACTTCGCAACTCGGCAGCTCGCGAGACTAAGGCCGGTCCTGGTTTCGAATTCCGCCGCATTACGTCGGTGACGAACTCGGCCTACAACGTCAACACCAGTCCGTTCTTCGTTTCGACCTCGAACACGATCACGGTCAACGGAACGACGCTGAACCGTCCGCCGAACATCACCTACACCGGTGACGCGACCTTCCTCCCGTTTGTGGAAATGGGTTGGAGCGACGAAGTTGCGCTCCGCCTGATCTACGCGGCGAACGGCTGGAGCGACCCACAGGCTGAGAGTGCGCTTGCACTGTTGAACGCCCACATGCTTGGCGAAGAGAAGGCGCTTCTTATGTCGCGCTCGACCTCGCTCGGTGTCTCGGGTATCTCGGCTACGGCGGCCTCTTCGTCCACCATCACCTCAGGTTCGGGAATCACCGGCGGAACGGTCACAACCGTTCTCGTGGTGTTCAACACTGGCTTCGGTGGTTCAAAGGCGATCACGGCGACGGGTCTTTCGACCCTGACGACCGGACACGGCGTTGACCTCACCTTCACCGGTGCGGTTCCTGCCGGTACTGTTTCGATCTCGACGTTCGTTGAGATTGCGGGAACGCCGACCTGGTACGTAGGTACGTCTACTTTGCAGGGTGGAATCTCCCCGGCGAAGTTCACCGTCTACACGGGCACCACGCCATCGACATCTGCCGACAACGGATCCAACCCTGCCTACACGCTTGGCGGTACGTTGATCTCTGGCGCGTCGAGTTCCACCATCGCCGGTTACGACGGTCTCATTTCTGAGGCGTCAACCAACGGTGGCTACTCGTCCTACCTCGGCTCCACGTTGTCCACGTCAAGCCCGGGCTACGAGTTCTACACGGCTCTCGAGTCGCTGTACGCAACCCAAGGCGCGGACCCTGACCTCATCCTCACCACTGGCTCTATTGCCAGCGAACTGTGGAGCGCGGTCACGGCGAACGGCGGAACGAACAACTACCGCGTCACCCTTACCGCTGGTCAGGATGGCACGTCGCTTGGTGGGGCGGTCAACTCGATTGCCAACCCCGCAACCAGCACGGTGGCACAGTTCAAGGTCCACCGTTACATGCCCGCTGGTATCGCGGTCGTCCACTCAACGCGAGTTCCGTGGGCTGACAGCAACGTTGCAGCGACCCTCAAGGTCGTCAACGCGGCGGACACGATGTACGTCAACTGGCCCGAGATCGGCTTCTCGCGTGACGCTTCGACGTACACGCTTGGGACTGCCTGCTTCGAGGCTCCGGTGCTGGACGGCATCATCACCGGCATCCAGTAACACAAGCCTGATTGGGGGGTGGGCGCACGGCTCACCCCCCTTTCTTGAAAGGACATCGTGCGGGTTCTCGCCTCAGACCGTTACATGCAAGGACTCACCCTTAATGAAGGGAAGGAACACCTCGTCCACAAGGACGGGACGTTCCACCTTGACGACGCCACCGGAAGGACATTGGTCAAGTCTGGCGATTTCGCACAGGTCGGGATCAACTTTCAAAAGGTAGCGGGGCACGAGTGTCCGGCATGCAAGAGGCTGAACGTGTTCAAGGACTCGTGCGGCGGGTGCGGGTGGCATGAGTGAGGTTCACGACCTCTATTTCCGGCTCTGGCACTTCCTCTACCAGCAGTGTCAACTCGACACCTGGTTCGGAAACGTGGTGGCTGGTGTTGTCGTCTTTTTCTTCGTGGACGTGTGTTGGCAACTCTTCCTCAAGAAGTGGGTCAAAGAGGCGATAGCCAAGATTCACCGCGAGGAACTTGCTCGTCACCACAAAGAGGTCGTACAGCCGGCACTGGACGCGCATCTCGAAGAGGTTAAGAAGCACGTAACTCCAAAAACAGACCCGACAAAGTAGGGTGAAAGTATGACTTTCGGTTCAATCGTCACCGTCCCCAACCTGACCCAGATAGGCAGAGCCGAGCCGTACATATCGGTTGAGACATTCAAGGACGACCCCCTCTCTAACTCACTGGATCTCTCACAGCTCGTAGAGGGCGGGTCTCAGACCGCGCAAGATTCAGCCATCTACCGGATGATCCTTCGAGCCTCAGCGAAGATCGACAATCACTGTCTCGGGCCAACCGGAACGTTGAACGCCACCCAGGTAACGAAACAAGGACAATCCTTCGTAGACCGCGATGGGTGCGTAACCGTATTCCCCGGCGAGAGTCGAGTCATCGGGATAACCGGGGCTGAGTGGGGTTACCAGATGGGCGCGTGGAGTCAGGTCCCCGTCGATTCGTACCACATGTGGGCCGAAGAGACCGGGTTCAAGATTAAGATCGCCGGCGGAGCAGGGACGGTCCAGTTCGCGGGGATTGGCGACCTTTCCGCACTTTTTCAAGGTCGGTCCGCTAACGGGCGCGTGTACGTCAACTACACCTACCTCGCCGGATGGCCCAACTCCTTCACCACCGCGTCAGCCTCAGCGGGTGGCTACACGCAGACGGTGCTTGACCCCACTGGGTACATGCAGGGGATGGAAGTCACGGTATGGGACGGGATTGGGACCGAGACGAACTTCGTCAGTTCCGTGTCGGGAAGCGTCATAACCTTCACCAACCCTTTCGTCTATAACCACGGAATAGGCGTGAACGTCACCACCCTTCCCGCATCGGTTCAGCAAGCCTGTATGCACTTCATCATCGGCATGGTGAAGTCCCGTGGTCAGGGTGGACTCGTCATTTCCTCGGACGGTTCGGCGGAAGCGGTATCAAGTCGTCAGGACGCAATCTCTAATGATGAAGCCCTCGCCTACGATCTACTCGACGCCTTTGTGGCGAACTGGGGACGTTCGTAAGGATGCCGTTCACGTCAACGGTCACGTCGATAACCCAAGAGGACGATTTCTTCCTCGTCGCGGGTCAGGTCCACGCCTATCTTCAAGGACTGGCGTCCCCGCCTAACTCACCGAACCAGAACGGAATACCGTATCTCACGCAGGTATTCCTCTACCCAGAGAAGGTGACGCCCGAGGGGGACTTCTACCAATCCCCCGGCATCGGCTACGGGGGCTTCATCTACCTTTGGTTCGGAGACACGACAGACGACGTTATCGGGCTCGCGGGACCCACGGTTTCGGAGAGATGGTTCGAGTCGGTCTTGACGATGCGACTCATCTTCCGATCGCAAGAAGAGGATTCCCAAAAAGTCGGTTGCGAGAATGAGAAGTTCGTCTCCGGGGTAATCTCCGCCATCCACCAAAGCCGAAACGCCGGCAGCCCTACTACGGCAACCGGACAACCGGTGAATGTCTTTCAGTGGGGGATGGGCGGTCAGAACGGAGGACCGGACATCCGGGTAACGCGCTTCCTCCCGACTCAAATAGACAATCAACTCTCCGCCACGCAGGTAATCACCACCATCGAGGTTAGGGTCAATCGAATCAACTATCGCTAACGGGCGCGAAAATAAGCAGACCTTTCGGTAGTTTCTGAGCATGGCACTTAGGTTCACCGGTCCCGAGGGGACGTTCTACGCGAAGGTAACGGTAGGAAAGAACTACCAACGCACCCTTGAACCGATTCCAGGTGAGTTGTACGAGATTGACGATCCGGGCGACGGGAACTGGGCCGCAGAGGGCACCGAGAAGGCCGTCAAAGCCGACAAAGGACCCGTTGCCCCCGACACGACTAAGAACGCCGAAAACGCCTCTACAGAGGCTCCAGAAGGGATTTAAGGTATGGCTCTCGCTTACGCAAGTCGTAATGGCTATCTAGGCATCGTTAAAGAGGCCACCTACGGGACGACCCCCACGACGGGTGTCTCGTTCATCCCCGTCGCGGATGATGTCGCTATCACGCTAGGACAGAAGTTCCTCGCCAACGAGTCCCTGGTCGGTTCACCAGTGATGACCATTGACGAGGTGCAGGGCGTTCGTTCTGACGACATCACTTTTAAGTGCGGCATCTACGCCGACACCTTCCCGTTGCTCTTGGTGGCGGCTCTTGGTGGGACGGACAGTGTTACCGGCGCTGGGCCGTACACGCACGTCATCAAGCTCTTGAACTCCGCCTCCACGGGTTCACAGCCCCCCTCGTTCTCCATCATGCTCTTTGACGGTGCGAACTACTGGACGATGGCGGGGTGTCGTCTCGACTCCCTTGAAATCCCCTTCTCCTCGGACGGGACGGTTGACGCGACGTCGAAGTTCATTGGCAACCCCGCGACCTCGGGTACATCGGCTCCTACGGGTTTCGCTTCTCCGACGTTCTCAAGTGAGGTGATGATTCCAGGTTGGTCGGTCTCTGCCACGATCAACTCCGTCTCCATCCCCTACATCAACTCAGGGACGCTGACGATTGCCCGGAACACAGCGGCCATCTTCACAGAAGGCTCTCAGTCGTCCTACGACAACTTCGCCGGTCCTATCAAGGTCACTGGCAAGATGACCGCGATTGTCGCCTCACAGTCGGACCCGTGGAGCGCGGCGTCTCCCGCACAAGCCTTGACGAGGGACCAGATAGCGACCGTCCTCACCTTCACGGACCCCAACGACGTCACCTCAGCGACGGACCACTCGGTCTCGTTCACGATGACCAAGACCCAGTACATGAACCCCAAGCGCAGCCAAGGCAAGTTGTACGTTGAGGTGGACGCTGACTTTGAAGCGGTCTCGAACTCCACGGACGCTTCTAGTGGGGTATCGCCCATCCAGAGCACGACCATCAACAACACTTCAACGGCCTATAACTAGACTGCCCTGAAAAGGGAGGCCCATGAAGGAAGTCACGCTTTCAACTGGCCAGGTCGCGGTGCTTCGAACGAAGGACGAATTGACCGAAGGGCAGAGCCGAAAGATAGAGGTTGCTCGAGCCAGAGGCGCAGCGGTCTTTCAACGACTCGGTACTGAATCAGAAGGGAAACTATCCATCCCCCCAGAGCAGATGGACAAACTTAGCGACGAGGACTACACGAACCTGCGAGGGTTCGAGGACAACGTGATCTCCGTGCTGACCATCTCACTCGACGGTGAACCAATCGGTCAACCGACCGACCTCATGCAAAAGACCTACGACGCGCTCTCCAGCGTGGCCCTCGCGGAATACGCCGGACTCGCCCAAGCACCAGAGGGACCGGACGAGAAAATCGACCCTTTAGCCGAAGCCGCCGGATCAACCGTCTCCTCGTAGGGGGCAACGCTGACCCAGAAGTACTCTCGTACTATCGCGAGTACGACTTCCGCAAAAGGTTCGGTGGCTCCCATCAGGATTTTCTTGAACAACCAACCGAAGTAACCTTGTGGTTGAACGAGATTGATAGGGCGATAGTTGAGCGTAATTCTTGAAGGTAAGAACGAGTTCCTTAACGAACTTGAGGGCAAGAAAGAGGCCGCGTCACTCGCGGCACGCAACATCGTCACCAAGGGGCGTTTGATAGTCGCGACCAAAGCGCGTAAGACGTTTCGCCCCTACCCAGGCGGTCGAAAGGTGTCACAGAACCCTCCGTGGAATCCAGCCTTCAAAAGCCACATCGGACGCACGTACTACGTGTTCATCCCCCCCTACCAAGCCCAACCCCCCAACCCGACGAATAGATCCGGTCAACTCGCCAAATCAATCGTCGGTGGACCAGTCGTGAAGGTCGGGGTGGGTGCGTGGTCGGGGACGGTCGGGACCATCCTTCAATACGCAGGATTCGTGGAGCGCGGGACCTCGCACATGACCAAGGAACCATTCCTTGAGACTGGACTGCGGAACTCCGCAGAGGATTTGAAAGCACTCGCGGAACTTGAGTGGGAGAAAGCGTGGGCTGACGAATGAGCGTCCTAGGAGGCCTCACGCCCGTTACCGCTGTTCTCCTCGCCGATACTCGCGAATTCTCTGCGAAGATAGACGAGGCGGGCGCGAAGATGGAGGCCCTTGGTGCCTCTACGGACACGTTGGGCCAGAGGTTCACCAAGTTCGGCAATGTCGCTGCTGATGCCGTCCTTGGTCTGGGCGTCGCCGCTGCGGGGTTCGCTGTCGATGAGGGTTTCAAACTCACCGAGACGATGGACAAGCTCCAAAACGCCACGGGACTCTCTGACACTGCAATCAAGGGTCTCACCCAAGACATCATTGGAATCTCGGATAAGACCGGCGCGTCAACCTCGGACCTCGCGACAGCGTTAGCCAACATCTACCAAGCGGGCTACAAGGGCCAAAAAGCACTTCAACTCACGGACCTCGCAGCGAAGGCGGCACTCGCGACGAACTCCAACGTCGTTGATGTCACGCAGTCCCTCGTCTCTGTGGAGGCGTTGCACCTCAAAGGGACGAAGGACTTAGCCGACACCACGGGGCTTTTGGTCGCTGGTTCGCACGATGTCGTCGGTGGGATGTCCGCTGTCGCGTCAATGATCCAAGGCAAGGTCGGCGCAGCGTTCTCCGAGTACGGCTTCACGCTGAAACAGGCCATTGAGTACGGTTCTATCTTCTCCAAGGTCGGACTCCCGACGCGCTCTATCGCGACCCTTGCGACGGGTCTAGGGAAAATTCTTGGCCCGATTGAGACCGTCACGGACTCCAACGGAAAACTTTCAAAGGGCCTTTCTTCGACGTATCTGAAGATCGAACAACTCGGTCTGAACTACAACAAGGTCGTCAGTGACGTTCGTACTGGCAACCTCGCAGGACTACTTCTCTACTTAAAGGACACCGCCCAACAGACGAACCAGCCCCTTTCGGTCCTGTTGAACACCGTCCTCGGTACTGGTGGGTCGGTCTCTGGATCGCTGTTGTTAAAGAACCTCGGGGCGGTAAAGACCGTCACGGACTCCATCAAGGGTGCGGGGGCGGGAAGTCTCAACTCGGCCTTTCAAACAGCCTCACAACAATTCGGCAACCAACTCCACATCATCGAGACGAACTTGGTCAACTCCGCCGCGCAGTTCGGCATCAAGTTGATCCCGTATCTGTCAATGGCCGCAACGTTCGTGGAGAACGCGCTACAGAGTCTTGAGACGCACCCCGCCGAACGAAAGGCACTTGAGATTGACCTCGGGGTTACTTTTGCAGCGGCCCTTGCGCTCAAGATTGCGAGTGCTACGCAAAGTTTCACACAGACCTCGTTACTCGCCAAAATCGCCATCAACACCTCAACGACCGCGCTCGGAGCCGCCGCGACCTCGACCGAGGGGGGCATTGGTGACGCAGGACTCTTGGGTGGCGCAAGTTCAGGGGCGACGTTCCCCCAAGCGGTTGCAATCTTCGGCGCTGGCGTCGTCGCGTTCGAGGCAACGTCCCTGGTGCTAAAGACAACGTTCGGAAAACATGTGGGTAACTTCTTGACGAAGGGTGGCGAGTTGAACCCAATCAATGACATTGCCAATCTCTTTGCGTCAAAGGTCGAGCCAACCGCAAAACTCGGTTTCAAAGGTGAACGCGCCGCAGCTCGGGGGAAGGTCACCATCAACGTCGGGTTCCATAAATGAGCACGCATGACGGAATTGACGACGACGTTGAGGTGAATATCAGCGTCCCCGTGGCGGGGATACTTGAGTACATCGAGTCAAACCCCGTCCTGCTCTTGGACATCGCGAACCTCGTGAGGAATCAGATAGTCGGTCCAATGGCTCGCCGGATGGGGAACACCGCTGGCAAGACGGCGCAGAAGAAAACCCCGCTCGCCTCCAAACCTCAAATCCCCGGAACACAGAGGGTATGGTGACGGTCCTTCCCTCGCTGCCGACGCTCGACGTGTACGTGGCCTTCAATCCCAACGAAGGATCTACGGCGTTATTTTCGTGTCAGGGTCAGGCGCTCCCGGCTAGTGGGGCGTCGAATTCCTACTGGACGAACATCGCCAACGGGAAGAACGTTCTCTCCTTCACCACCAACTCAGGGAAACAGCACTACCTAGACAGAGTTGAGCCGGGAACGATGTCGATGGTGGTCAACAACCGAGACGGATTTTTCACCAACGGCTCGGTGAACGGCTCGGGGTATGTACTCGACTCGCGTTGTCCGATAGCGGTCACTTTGACGTGGAGCGGGACAACGTACCCGGCGTTCTTCGGACTGACCGACCAAATAACCGAGACCATCGAGAACCAGAACAACTCGACACTGACGATTCAAGCATCGGACTTCTTGAAGCAGCTCTCCCTCAAGTACATGAGTTCTACGAACTTCTGGCCCACCTACGCGAATTCAACTTCGGCAGCGAACTGGTATCGAATGGACGCCACGCAAACGGCCGTCGTCACCAACGCAACCTCGACCTCCACTACGGCGACGTTCACGGCGTTCAATAGTTTCTCCACGGGGCAGAACGTAACGATTACCGGGTTGGCGGTGACCTCGGGTTTCACGAACCTAAACCTTCAGAACGTCACGATCGCCACTGCCTCGGCCTCGGGTTTCACCGTCACCGGTACGTTTATCAGTGGCTCTACCTCACAGGGGACCGGCTCCGCGTTTAGAACAGCCATCCTTGACCAGATAGGTTCCAACAACGGCAACTACATCGGTCCGGTGTCCTTCCCAATCTACGGAGCCATGATCTACGACACGGACGCCTGCGTAGACGTGGGTAACGGTGGTCCGAACGCGAACGCCTTTGTCCGGCTTCCAAACTTCTC